TGCCTCTGGTTTGGGGCTCACGACCCAACGCGTCTCGATCCTGCTCAAGGACGGCATGCCGGGCGACAGCGTGGAAGCTGCGCGAGCGTGGCGTGACGAGCGACAGGCCGCCAAGAAGCGCGGCGCCCCGAAGCCCAAGGTCGCGGAGCTCGACGACGGCAGCCTGGCCGACACCATCGACGAGCACCGAGGGCTGGTCGGCCGTGCCCGCGGCGTTTGGGAGGCCGCCATGGAGATGGGCGACCCGAACCAGGGCAAATACCAGACGGCCTACAACCAATCCCTGAAGACGCTCATCAACCTCGAGGAAGAGCAGGAGCGTCGGGCGCTGCTTGCCCGCGACTACATCAAGGCAAGCGACGCCCAGGAGGCCATGATGCGCATCGTCGGCGAGGTCATCGCCCGCCTGGACAAGATGCCGGCGGAGATCGGCGAGGCCTGCAACCCGAATGACCCGCCCAAGGCGATGGAGGTGCTGGCCGGCTGGGTGCGCAAGACGCGGGAGGACCTGAGCCAGTGAAGCCACAACTAATCAACGGGGACTGCCTGGGCGAAATGGCCAAGCTTCCAGACAAAAGCGTCGACCTCATCTTGACTGACCCGCCCTATTTTAAGGTCAAGTCGGACGCATGGGATAGGCAGTGGGAAAAGCCGACCGAGTTCCTGGCATGGCTCGACCAGATCGCCGAACAGTGGCAACGCATCCTCAAGCCTAACGGGTCGCTGTATTGTTTCGCGTCTCCGCAGATGGCCGCCCGGGTTGAGTGTCAAATCATGGAGCGCTTCAAGGTTTTGAACGCTATCGTTTGGGCCAAGAACCATACGAAGGCCGGAAGCATAGCAAGGAGGGTTTGCGTTGCCGACCTTAGGAGTTTTTTCCCTGAGCAAGAACGCATCATCTTCGCTGAGCATTACGGGGCCGACAACATGGCAAAAGGTGAGGCAGGGTATGCCGCCAAGTGCGACGAGCTGCGGGGCTTTTTGTTTGAGCCTTTGCGTGCCTACCTAGTGGCCGAACGTGACCGGGCAGGACATACCACAAAGACCATTTGCCAAGCCCTTAAATGCACTACGGCCAGCCATTACTTTTCAAAATCGCAGTGGGCCCTTCCAACGGAGAAGCATTATCAGTCGATGCGTGAGCTGTTCAACAAGTCTGGCCAACACGAATACCTCCGCAAGGATTACGAAGACCTCCGCAAGGATTACGAAGACCTCCGCAGGCCGTTTGGCGTAAGTTCTTCCAAACCTTTTACCGACGTATGGACATTTGAACCTGTGATGCGTTATCCAGGCAAACACCCTTGCGAAAAACCTCAGGACTTACTGCGCCACATAATCTCCGCCTCGTCGCGTCCCGGTGCCGTGGTGCTTGATTGCTTCATGGGATCAGGGAGCACGGGCAAGGCTTGCCAAGAACTAGGACGCAACTTCATCGGCATTGAGCTTGATGCGGACTACTTTAAGAAGGCTTCGGCCTACATAAACGAGGAGCCCTTGGTATGAACGGCGCCGAGCTGCTGTCCATCGGCCGCAAGGCTTTGAGCCCGCCCGACAACGCCGACCCGGTGCGGTGGCTGGCCAAGAACGTGACCAACATTCCCGACTCGCCTTTCAAGGGGGGGTATCGGCCCGAGCGGTGGCCGTGGATAGCGCACGCCATCCGCATCTTTAGCGAGCCGGCGACGCGGGTGATGGTGATGCCCTGGGCAATCCAATGCGGCAAGACGCTGACCATGCGCCTGCTGGCGACGCACCTGATGGCCAACGATCGCGGGAACATGGTTATCTACATGGACAACCAGGACAACGCGAAGGACTTCACCCTGCGCTACCTGCGGCCCATCTTCAACGTCGTGCCGGCGGTGCGTGAGAGTCTATCGCCGAATGACAACGCCAAGAGCGACACGATTGACTTCGCCGACGGAACCATCGTCTACAACAACTCGGCCACGACGCACAAGGACCTGCAGCGCATCTCGACGCGCTATGTCTTTGGGGACGAGCTCTGGCAGTGGCCGAAGGGTGCGCTCCAGGAGTCGATGGCACGGACGAAGGCCTACGAGTGGACGAGCAAGAAACTATACGCGAGCCAGCCCGGGCTGGTGGGCGACGACTTCGCGAACCTTTACGGCACGACGGACCAGCGTGAATGGCAGTTCAGGTGCGTGGCATGCGGGCATCTGCAACCCTGGATCTGGGACATGGTCCGCTTTCCCGAGGATGCCAAGACGGAGGCCGGCTGGGACCACCGCAAGGTCGAGGACGGCACGACCTACGAGTGCGCCAAGTGCGCTGTCCGACTGCCTGATACCAACGAGACGCGGATCAGGTGCAACGCCGACGGCGAGTTCGTCCCGATGACAGTGAGCCAAAAACGCGGCTGGGTCGGCCTGCACGTCAATGCTATGGCCTCGACGAGCTGGGGCTCCCTGGGCGTGGACATGCTCAAGGCCAAGGAGGCCAGCGACACCTACGGCGACGAGGAACCGCGGCGCATCTTCAAGCAGAAGTATCTCGCCCTGCCTTGGAGCGACGACGGCGGCACGATGGTGGCGGCGGCTACGGCAAGCGACTACGCCCTGGCCGACGATTGGGAAGCCGAGGCCATGATCACGCCCAAGGCCTCTGTGGCCGAAAAGAAGGACGCCCCGCAGGGCTCGATACCTTTCCGCACAGCGGGCATCGACTGTCAGCGCGGCCACTTTTACGGCGTCGTGCGCAGCTGGAGCAAGACCGGGCACAGCCGGCTGCGTGCCTTCGCCAGATTAGAAACGTGGGGAGACGTCGAGAACTTTACCAAGGCGCACGGCGTCCATCGCGCCCTGGTGCTCGTCGATGCGGGCGACAACGCGCAGGTGGTCTACGCCGAGACGGCCAAGCGGGGCTGGAAGTGCGCCAAGGGTTCAGGCCAAGACGATTTCACTGTGAAGGGCGCCAACGGCCAGACGGCGAAACGCTTCTACTCCGACGTCCAAACCTACGTGGTGCCCGGGCAGACCAACCGCGCCCGGCTGCTGGTGTGGTCGAACCTAGCCGGCAAGGATCTGCTGTCAGGCCTTCGGGTTCGCAAGGTGCACACGTATGCCCGCGACACCGTGGCCGACTATGTGGACCAGATGAACGCCGAGGTGCGGGTGCGGGACTCGCGAACGGGCAAGCCCCAATGGATTTTGCCCGCCGGCAAGAAAGATAACCACGCCCTGGACTGCGAGCTTCTTGCCATGCTGGTGGCCGTCCGCTGGGGTATCGTCGGCCGCGAAGGGGCAGGAGAGGCCGCGCCGCTCGATGCCTGACTTGACCTTTTTGCTGATGTTCGCACCTTTTGTTCAGGACTGGCCGCTGGTGCGTTGTTGTGGTGCTGTAATGGCTTGCGGCGCTAGGGTGCATGGAACACGGCGGCCAGTCCCCTCTTTACCCCCTGCCCAAGGTTAAGAACAAACCATGGCACGAGGACTTTTCATCGGACTCACGGAAGACGAGCTGCTGGCCATCCGCAACAAGGCCGTCACGGCCATCACCGCCGGCCTGAACGTGGTTTCCTACTCCGACTCCGGCTCGAGCGTGTCGAAGCAGTGGGCGCTCCCCCCGAAGGAGATGTTGGACGAGGCCGGCTATGCCCTTTACCAGCTGGATCCGCAGGCCTACGCGGCATACGCCCGCTACAGCGTCCTGAACATCCGCTGGGATAACCGCGTCTACTGATCTTTATGCCCGCCAAGAAGTCTAACGCCAGCAAAGCCACCAAGGTCAAGGTGCCGAAAGCCGGCGCCGGAGAGGCTACGCCGAAGCCCCAGGCGTCCTGGAACAACAACTTCCTAAACGGCGGCTTCACCTTTGGCCGTCGCGCCTGGTATGGCTCGACCCCGCAGGACTCCAAGAAGGACGTCCGCGAGTCGGACCGCCTGCAGCTCATCCAGCGAGCCCGCTACGCCGAGAAGAACTACCCGGCGATGGTGCAGTATGTGAACGACATGGTGATGTATGTGGTCGGCGATGGCCTGACCCCGACGAGCCATGCGGCCGACCCGGCGAAGGCGCGACTCTACGAGGAATACTACTACCGCAAGACCCGTCGGGCTGACCTGACTGGCCGTTTCTCCGGCGAGCAGGTCCAGCGCTGCATCGTCCGCACGTGGGCGGTGGATGGTGAAATCTTTGCCATCAAGACCCGCAACGCCGCCGGCGACGCCGTCATGCAGATCGTCGAAGGCCATCGGGTGCTCAACCCTGACGACCAGGCGCTGGTCGACGCGCAGACCTGGGATGGCATCGTCTACGACATCTACGGCGCCGTCCGCGGCTACTGGGTCCAGACCGGCGAGGCCGGCTACAAGCTCATCCCCGCCTCGGCCATGTGCCATGTGGCCAACATCCAGCGCGTCTCCGGCGGCCACGGCTTGCCCCCGATGCAGCAGGCGCTGAACTCGATGCAGGACCAGGTCGAGATCATCGAGCTGGAGAAGCGAGCGACGAAGCAGGTGACGGACATCCCGAACGTGCTCACGAAGAACGGAGGCGCCATCGACGAGAGCATGGCCGCCGACCTGAACGGCATCGGTTCGACCTCCTTCAACCAGATCGGCCAGCAGATGGGCGGAAAGCTCCTGGTGCTCGAACCCGGCGAAGACCTGAAGAGCGTGTCGCCGAACTTCCCGCGGCAGAGCATAGAGATGTTTAACACTGTGCTCTCCCGCCAGATTGCGGCCGGTGGCCTTCCTTACGAGGTCGTGACCGACGGCAGCAAGGCCGGTTCGGCGCTCATCCGCATGGTGCTTGGCAAGGCGGACCGCTACGTCGGCCAAATCCAGTGCATGCTGGTCGACGAATACTGCGTGCCGGACTGGCAGTATCGCATCAGCGACGGCATCGCAAAGGGCGAGCTGCCCGACGACCCGAAGTGGGCTGACGTCGAGTTCACTTGCCCGCAGGTTCCGAGCATCGACAACGGCCGCGACTCCAAGAATGACCGCGACGACCTGCTGGCCGGCCTGACGAACTACACGGACGTGCTCAAGCGCCGTGGCCAGAACTTCCAGAAGGTCTTTTCACAGCTCGTCCGCGACATCGCCTTCGCCAAGGAGCAGACCGACGCCACCGGTGGCCGCGTCTCTTTCGAGGAAGCCATGCAGCGCTTCTCGAACATGCAGGCCCCGAGTTCGGTTGAGCCTGTTTCCCAGCCGCTCGACGGCGAGGACGGCCCGAGCAACGCCCCAGGCGAAGACGCCCCCAACCTTATCTGATCCCAATGCGCTTCCTCATCAACGGACTGAAGGGCCGCGAGCCCCTGCTTATCGACCCGGCCAAGGCCGCTGACGCCAAGGCGCTGGCCGACAAGTATGCCTTCACGGACGTGCTGGCCAAACTCTTCGGTGAGCGTCCGCAGGCCTATGTGACCGAGAACGGCACCGGGGTTGTGCCCATTGACGGCGTGATCTCCAAGGGCGTTTCTCCCCTCGACAAGATGCTGGGCGCCTGCGACCTCAACGAGGTATCCGCGACGCTGGCGGCCATGGAGGCCGACCCGTCCGTGAAGAAGGTCTGCCTGGTCATCAACTCCCCGGGCGGCACTGTCACCGGCGTCGAGGAAATCGCCAACCAGGTGCGCGGCATGAGCAAGCCCACGATGGCCTACACGGACTCCGAGATGTGCTCGGCCGCCATGTGGATCGGCGCGGCCGCTGACCGGGTGGTCTGCTCGTCGTCGGCCTCCGTCGGCAGCATCGGCGTCTACATGGCCATTCCTGATTTCTCGAAGGCCTACGCCGACGCGGGCGTCCAGATGGTCGTCATCAAGTCCAGCGGCTCCCCGCTGAAGGGCGCCGGCATCGAGGGCACGTCCCTCACCCCCGAGCAGATTGCGAACCTGCAACAGCAGGTGGATGAAATCCACGCGGATTTCATGGCCTCCGTGAAGATGACCCGCACGATGGTCCAGGACTCGACCATGAACGGCGCCGTCTACTCCGGCAAGAAGGCCGCGCAGCTCGGCCTCGTCACCGGCTTGGCCGACAACCTGAACAAGGCCCTGGCCTCTTTTTAACTTATGCCCCGCATCATCACCGACATCGACGGCACCATCATCGCGGACGGCCAGCCCGTCCAGAAGGTGCTCGACTACATCGCCGCCGAGGCCGAGGAAGTGGTCGTCCTGACCAACCGCCCGGAGTCTGATCGCGCCAAGACCGTGGCCGACCTGAAGGCCATCGGCTTGGACTACCAGCAGCTCATCATGAACAAGGACGGCTCGCCCGCTCCCGAGTTCAAGGCCGGCGCCGTGAAGGCCATGTTGGACGCTGGGCTCGAGGTGGACGAGTTCATCGACAACGACCCCGCCAATCGTGCGGCCGTCGAAGCCCTTGGCGTCGAGGTTTGCGACCCTGCGGAGATCGTGGCCGGCGAGGAAGACATGGAAGAAGACCCTGCGGAAGAAGCGTCGGCCTTTGACCACTTCGCCAAGATTAAGAACGTCATGAGCAAACTGACTCCCGAGGCCGAACTTTCCGAACTCCGCGTCATCGCCGGCGCCCTTTCGGCCGAGCGCGACGACCTGCGTGCCACTGTCGAGAAGCTGACTGTCGGCGCCGCCGACGAACTCGCCGCGGCCAAGGCCGAGGTTTCCGCCAAGGATGCCCGCATCGCCGAGCTCACCGCCGAGCTGGACAAGCTCAAGGCCGCCTCCGAGGCCATCAGCGCCCAGGCCGCCGCCGTCGAGCAGGCCGCCGTCTCCGCCGCCAAGCAGGCCGCGGACATCGTCGCTAGCACCGGCATCGACCCGGTGGCCGTCAATCCCGCCGCCGCTATCGTCTCCAAGGAAGCCGTCGACCACGTCGCGACCTTCCTCGCGCTGCCTGTCGGCTCCAAGGAGCGCAGCGAATACTGGAAGGCCAACCAGCACCAGATCGTGCGCGGCCTCTCTTTCTAACCTTTTCCCCTAACCTAATAATCACTCCTACCTATGGCTAACTCCCTCACCGCCGCTCCGGCTGTCCTCGCCCAGGGCGTCATCGGCTCCCTCGCGAACAAGCTGCCGGTCCTCTCCGGCATCTCCACTGTCTTCTCGGCTCGCCCCGGCACCTCCGGCATGAGCATCCAGGTTCCCCTCATCGGGACCTCGAGCGCCACGGCCTTCTCGACCGGCGGCTACCTCACCCAGGACGACGCGACTGTCACCTCCTCGACTGTCTCGCTGACCCACTACAAGGTCTCGAGCCGCTTCACGCCCTCGAACCTCAAGGAATACGGCGCCCAGTTCTTCGTGAACAACTTCGTGAACACGGCTTCGATCGCCCTGGCCCAGAAGGTCATGGACGTCATCAACGCCCAGGTCACCAACGCGAACTACAGCACCTCGTCCACCACCGGCGCGAACCTGTCCTACGCCGAGCTCATCGCCGCCCAGAAGACCCTGGACGACGCCAAGGCCCCGCAGCCCCGCTACGCGGTCCTGAACTCCGGCTACATCGCCGACCTCCGCGCTGACACGACCATCGTGGGCAACAACGTCCTCGGCGCGCAGATCATCCGCGACGGCGACCTCGGCACCATCGCCGGCGCCCGCGTCTACCAGTTCGCCAACCTCGCGACCAACAGCGAAAACCTCGCTGGCTGGGTGGCCGGTCCGGACGCCATCGCCTTCGCCTCCGCCCTTCCCGAGACGGACATCCCGGGCTGGGAAGTGGCCAACGCGACGGACGAAGGCACGGGCCTCTCGGTCCAGGTCATCATGGGCCAGGAGCAGTCCGGCTACATGAACGTCACCGCGACGCTCCTGTTCGGTGCCGCCGTCGGCCGCGCGACCTCCCTCGTCCGCCTCAAGACCGCCTAATAGCGGCCGCGAGCTGAACACTGGGGCTCCCTTCGGGGGGCCCCTTTTTTTTGACCCCTGCCCAAGGTTAAGACATGAGCCTCTACGCTGACGGCACCTTTCTCGACGACGCCAAGCTGATGGTCGACGACTTCGGCGTCTCCGGGTCGTGCAACTCCGGGGCGATTACCTTCCAGTGCCTGATCTCGGACCCGATGGTCACGCAGTCGTTCCAGGAAGGGGGGTTTGTGGACCGGACCCAGCACACCGTCCGCATCCCCGCTGCAACGGCCTCCTGGAGCCTTCCAGACGGGTCTAATGGGGCATCGGCGGCCATCGTCGTCAACCAGGAGCCCATCGCCTCCCTAGGGATTGGCAAGGTTATTGCCGTTGATGGTAAAAACCTGCGGATTGTCAGCCAGACCCACAAGCGCCCGAGCGCCTGGGTGACCCTGCAGGTCATCCTGCTGAACCAGTGATTGCGACAGTCCGCATCGAGCCCAAGAGCATGGCCCAGTTTCAGGAGGCCATGACCCGCTACGCCATGAACACCAGGGAAACCATCCGGGACATCGGCCTGAAAAACGCCGCCCTGATGTGCCGCGAGTCTCTGATGCTTACCCCTCCCATGGCAGCTGGAGGCAAGGGTGGCCTGACTGTGTCGGGTGACAAGGCCGGCAAGCGGGCAATCGCAGCTGACGTGCGCAAGATCTACGTCGCGGCCGACAACCGCAAAGGCATCGCACCTTTGCTTTTGCTATCCGAGAAGATGGCCTACACGACGCGCAACGGAAACCCGGCGGAGTTTCGCGCCCTCTTGGCCGGCGCTGGACGGACTGCCCTGCTCCGCGGCACGCGTGTCTTACAGGCCATCGCCAACGACTACGACGACGAGCGGGCGTTTAAGAAGGCCAAGAACTATTTCAACCGAACGATGGTTCGGACCACCGAATACGGCACGCTAGGGTTCCAGCGAAACCTTGCGCCCTTGCACAAGAGGTTGCTATCTAAGGCCGGCGGCCGTTTCAAGGTCAACGGACGGCCGATGCAGCCCCTGGCCAACTGGCGCGATAAAGTGCTGGTCGAAACGGACGCTGAGATAAAGGAATACATGGCAAGCCGCGCAACGCAGGTCGGCCGCCTAAAGTCCGGCTGGTATAAGGTGCTCATGTCCCTGCCGAAACCGTCCAGCCGCGAAGGCAAGACCAACTTCGGGACAAACGGCATCGGCAACTACATCAAGAACCATGCTGGCACGGCCGGTTATCAGGTATTCAGCGAAACGCCGGCAAACCTGAACCTGATCATCGGCAACGGCATCGCAGACACAAATAACGTGAGCACCGAAGCGGGCGTCAAGGAAACCGTGATTGGCCTGCGCTATAAGCAGATCGGCCTAGACCTAGCCCGCCGACTCAAGAAGGACGTGGACGATTTCAACAACAACGCCAAATCTTAACACCATGGGCACCTCATCCATCCGTCACATCGTCGAGGGCAACCTCGTCGGCATGCTGCAGGCCGAAACGACCTTCACCGGCGTGAACATCTACCCGGGCGACAGCACGGCCGACTCGGTCATGCCCAAGGTGGTCGTGGTCTGCGACTCGGCCAACACCCCGGCTGGCCTACCCGATGGCCTCGGGAACTATGATTGCCAGGTCCGCTGCGTCCTGCACGACAACGCCAACGACGTGACCTTGACGACCCACCGGGCGCGGGCCGCCGCCATGGTCGCCACCCTGTCCGACGTCGACGCCATGACCACTGTGTTTTCGACGCAGGGTGATGCGCTGCTTTATGACGTCACCGTTGTCTCCGAGGACCAGGGGTTGGACGAGCAGACCGGGGCATGGGCCACTGTCCTGCGCCTTTCGGTGCTTTGCGTCCTAGCTCCTTGACCGCCCGCCCAAGGTTAAGAAACACCTATGGCTGCTGTTCTCAAAGGCGTGACGGTTCTGTTCGGCGTCGCCGTGCAGACGGGCATCTCCAACTTCCTCTGCCAAGCCGTCTCCTGCGACAAGGCCTTCGAGCTTAACGACAAGGCGGCCGACGAGACTGGCGCCACCGTGACCCTGCGTTATGACAGCGTCGAGCGCACCGGCACCGTGGAAGGCATCGCCAAGACGACCGACATGCCTGACGTCGGCGCCGCGATCACCGTGAAGCTCAAGACCGACGTGGGCACCTCCAACGAGGTTTCCGGCGTGATCGAGTCCGTCTCGGAAAAGGGGTCGAACAAGGACTTCGTCCGGGTCAGCATCAAGTTCCGTCAGCTTGATAGTATCGCGTCCTACGCTTAAGGCGTAGGGGCATGGACGCCCGCTTCATCAACGCCTTCACCGACCCGGCCCAGGTTAACATCCTGGGCTATGTCGTTTATCCCTTTTGCTTGAAATACCGGGTGCGCCTGCATGCCATCGGCTCGCCCTTCGTGCAGGAAGCGGATTTCACCGCGACGCAACTGCTGGCCGCCATCAAGACCTGCGCCGAACTCCCCATCGACGACGTGACCGGGAAGGATAAGGCCATCCTGATCCAATGGCAGCGCGACAGCGACCTGTTCATAAAGACGGCAAAGGATTTCCGCGGCTACATGCTGGAAACCCATTGGCCTAAGTTCTGGGAAACCGACCAGAGCAAGCGGGCGGCTGGCACAGGCATGCCCTGGGTGCTTAACATCGTGGCGAACCTAGTGGCCAACGGCATCGACGAGAAACGTGCCTGGGAGATGCCCGAATGTCAGGCCATCTGGATGAGCACGGCCTTTTCTGGCCTGAAAGGCGTGGACGTCAACCTGATGACCACGGAGGAAGAGGAAGCCATGGCGGCCTTTACGACTTCCCAAGGTTGAAGACCTACCCATGGCTCAAGTCGTAGAATACCAGATCAAGGGCACGTCCGACGTCCCGCAGCAGACGGCCAAGGCCAAGGCGGCCATGTCGGAGCTGGATAAGCAGACGCAAGCCGTGACCAAGAAGTTCACCGAGTTCGGCAAGGACTTCATCCTGGGGTTCTTCGCCCCTATGGTGCTTATCCATAGCGCCATCAACTTCATCACGGCGGCCATCGAGCAGCGCCGCAAGGACATCGCCGACGCCCTGGCCTTCGCGGATCAGGCCGAGGCGAAACTGTTCGCGAGCCAGCAGGAAATCGAGGCCGCACGTCAGGCTCGCGAGCGTAAGCAGGCCGAAGAAAACAAGAAGAAGGCCGAAGAACTGAAGGTGCAGGCCCGCATCGAGTTCTTTAAGACCACCCCGGAGGGCTATGCCCAGGTCCAAAAGCAGCTCGAGGCCAACGCGGCCTTGCGCCAAGGCCCTTATGGTTCCCTCGCCATGGGCGCTGGCATCGCCCCGCAAAGCGTCGACCAGATCGCCGAAGCACTGGCCCGCAACAACGAGCAACTGACTCCTGAACTGCAAGCGGCCTTTGATAAGTTCTTCGGCGCCGCGGCCGAGCAACGTGCAGCCAAGAAAGCCGAGGAAGATGCGGCCAAGGCTGGGGCCAAGGCGGCCGTCTTTGCTGGCGATAACTCGGTCTTCGGCGTGGGCAACTCGCCCCAGATGAACATACTGAACCAGCAGGTCGAGCTGCAGAAACAGGCCAACGAATACCTGGCGGTGATCGCGGCATCGGCTGGCGGCGCCGGTGATTTCACCAAGGACACGACAGGCGGCATGGCCTCCCAGGTGAACTACAAGGACTACACCAAGACCGTTTGATTTAACATGGCCTACATCAACAAAGGCAACTCCCTCACGGCACTGCTCCTGCAGGCCGGCTACAACGTCCGCAACGACGGCTATGGCCTCTGGACAGGCAAGTGCACTTTCCTGCTGGATAAGTCCATGACCGGGGCATCGCTGCCTGTGGCCCGCGGCGACTCGCATCCCGACGCCACCTACGCGGCCTTCATGACGGCCAACAACATCGAGGTCGTGCATGGCAAGAACAGCATCTGCACGGTCAACGTGGACTATGTAGGCATTAGCGAGGACGGATACGCTCCCAGCACGACCACCGGCCCGAATGTCAGCGGCGCCGTCAGCACCTCGAGCGAGTCCATCGAAACGCACCCCAACTTCTTCGAGGCGACCATCGGCACGGACGTCATCGCCGGCGTCGGCACCGGGACGACCACCGCCCCGATCTACGAGGCCAGCACATTCAAGGCCAAGACCAGCGACGCGGCCACGCTATACAAGGGCGACAATGGCGCTCACTTCACCCAGAAGACAGGCGGCCAGTTCGTCGGTTTCCTCGACCCTGCTTTCCCATTGTATTATGGCCGCAAGTCTTACCTGGCTCCGCAGACAGGTTTCTCGGGCGTGATCTACACGACTGACAGCACTATCGTCACGGACATGAAGGACGCTACCGGACGTTCCTCGCGGACGCGTGATTGGAACGGCAACCTGCCGGACCTGTTGCCGAGCTACCTTGGGACCACCTTTGAAAGCACCCCGATCGGCTCCGGCGCGGCGCTTCCGCAGCTTCTCCTGGCCAGCGTCAACTTCGAGGACTATGGCCTGAACGTTAAGAAGATTTCCTACACCATCCGCTTCAACGCCGAGGGCTGGGTCGGCGCCGTCAATCCCGAGCTCTGATGCAACCCGGAGTCGGCTATAACCTGACCGCCGGGCAAGCCGGCATTACCCTGGCCATCGACGACCCGCAGCTCGCGGGCGACCCGGAACAGTTTCGGGTCACGGTGATGAAGACCGGGTCAGGCTATGGCGTCCAGGTGCGGAAAGGAACCGTCTTCTGGCCTTCTTATCGCAACGGTGATGCTTGGGCATTTTGCACCCTGAGCGGCGAGATACAGGATTTTTTCTGTTATCCAACCGGCTCAAAGACTGTCGGACCATTTGCGGATGCCAAGGACTCCCCTTTGCTCGCCCTCGGGGGTTATGTGCAAATACAGCCGGCCAGCGTCGAGGGCGGGTCTAACTCTTGGGGCGTCTACATCGTCGGCGCAGGTGGCACCGATTATTCTAGTTTCACCCCTTACATCGCGGTGATGGCCGACGACTCTGACGCCGAGGTAAAGAGCCGTCATTTTAATGGGTTCAACGACCAGATCATCTATCGGAACACCTTCACGACCACCCCGATTGACGTGATCACCCCGACAGGCACAACGACCATTACCATCCAAAACACCAGCACGTTGCATCAATACAACTACAACTGCCAGCGCTACAAGGTCGCGACGCTGACTTTTGAGGGTGGCACTTTTGTGGTCGAGCAGCATGTCCTTGGGCAAGCCACCATCCCTTACCCTGTTAACTACCAAGGCGATTTCGAGTATTCTAGCATTGACCCGCCCCCTGCTTGGATTGCCACGCCTTATTATGACACCCAGATGGCCGACTGGATGGGCTCCTGGACGGACTATACCAAGGATTACGGAGCTTACCCGGTGGAGGTTTAACCCCTAGCCAAGGTTAAGAAGATGAGCAACACCGTGACCTTCAAGCGCGGGACGACCTACTCGGGGACCGTCACCTACACCCCGGCCACCGGCGGCCCGGCCAACCTCCTGACCACGACTGTCACCTCCGACATCATCGACTCGTCCGGGGCGGTCTACAGCTGCACGATCACCATGGCCCTTGATGGACTGTCCTTTGTGGCCTCCCTGCCTGCCGCGACCACGGCCAACTTCTCCCTGGGCACGGCCCGCAGCGACATCAAGTTCGTCTACGGCGGCACGACCTTCTTCTCCGACACCTTCCGTCTTACTGTCATCGACCAGGTGACCGAATAATCCATGAGCTCCATCTCCGTCACCTCGCTGGTTTTGGGCTCCTTGACTGTGCAGGTCGACGGGACCGACAGCACTCTGGCCCTCTCGGTCCTGTCCACGGCGCCGGCTTCCCTGTCCATCGAGCTCGGCACCCCGGGCGCGCAAGGCGACGCGGCGACCATCGCCGTCGGAACGACCACGACCTTGTCCCCTGGGGCGTCGGCCACTGTCACTAACGTCGGCACGTCCTCGGCTGCGGTCTTCAACTTTGGCATCCCTGCTGGCGCGACTGGGGCGACGGGTGCGACCGGAGCGACCGGGGCTGGGGTTCCTATCGGCGGCACGGCTGGCCAATCCCTGCTCAAGGTTGACGGCACGGACTATAACACGACCTGGGGCACCCCTGCCCTTGCGACCGCGGCCGAGACCGTCACCGCCACTGTCCGCAACAATACAGGCGCAACCCTGACGGCTGGCCAAGTGGTCTACATCAACGGCGCCTTGGGCAATCGTCCGACTGTCGCCTTGTCCAAGGCCGACGCCGAGGCAACGAGCGCAGGCACCTATGGCATGGTCAGCGCCCCGATCGCCAACAATGCGGACGGCACCATCGTGATCGCCGGGTATGTCGCCAACATCGACACGCACGATTTCACTGACGGCGACAAGCTCTACCTTTCCCCTACCACGGCCGGCGCATGGACGACGACCAAGCCCTCGGCGCCCAACCACATGGTCTACGTCGGCGTCGTCGCCCGCGCCCATCCGACGCAAGGCGTCATCCAGCTGCGCATCCAGAACGGCTACGAGCTCGAGGAACTGCACAACGTCGCCATCGCATCCGTCGCTAACAACGACCTGCTGGCCTACGAGTCCGCGACGTCCCTCTGGAAAAACAAGTCCTTCACCGGCCTCGGTCTAGCGACGCAGTCCTGGGTGACTTCCCAGGGCTACCTGACCACGGCGCCCGTGACCTCGGTGGCAGGCCGCACCGGTGCAATCACCTTGGCGGTGGCCGACGTCTCTGGTGCCGCCCCGTTGGCCAGTCCTTCCCTGACCGGGACGCCCCTCTCGACCACTGCGGCGGCGGACACGAACACCACGCAGATCGCGACCACGGCCTTTGTCATCGGCCAGGCGTCCTCGACGACCCCTTCCCCTGACGGAACCGCGGCGGTTGGCACCTCGCTGAAATACGCCCGCGCCGACCACGTCCACGCGACGGACACCACCCGCGCCGCCCTTGCTGGCGCGACGTTCACCGGAAAGGTCAACACGCTGGCATCGGCAGTAGGCGGTGCTGGACTGAACCTTCCGCACGGCACCGCGCCGACGACCCCGACCAACGGCGACATTTGGACGACGACGGCCGGCGTCTATGCCCGCGTCAACGGCGCTACCCAGACCCTTGGCGGCGGTGGCGGCGGCGGTGGCGTGGACATCCAGGTCTTCGGCAGTTCTTCGACCTCCGGCACCTTTACCTGGACGAAGCCGGCCAACGCCAAGATGGTTTATTTATGGATGGTCGGCGGCGGCCAAGGCGGTGGTTCCGGGGCGCGTTATGCGACAAGCTCGCTTCGTGGCGGCGGCGGTGGTGGCGCCGGTGGCAACGCTTATGCTCGTTGGTTAAATGCTGCTTTCCTAGGAGCGACCGAGACAGTGACTGTCGGGACAGGCATCGCGGGTGGGGCATCGGTGACGACGGATAGCACCGCAGGTATCGCCCCAACTACTGTCACGACCAGCTTCTCTTCCTTTGCTGGTTTCCGCACCTATGGTCCTGCAGGCGGTGGTCAGGGCGGTTCGAGCACAGCCAGTGGCACTGGATCGTCAGGCGGCAACCACATCGTCGACTTCGGAACGATTGCAAACGTCGTCGGTGGAACTGGAAACAGCGGCTCTACTGGGTCAACACCCGCTGCTGGCACGACGTATCATGCCGGCCTTGTCGCCGCTGGTGGTGGTGGTGGCGTTGGTCAATCTGCTACGTTCACTTTTTCTGTGAATGGTGGCGCTGGTTCAAAGCATGGCGCTTATTCGGACATTTCGGGTGCCGGCCTTGTCACGGCAGTCGCCGGAGGGACGGGTGGCGTCGCGTCTACTTTGACGGCTGCCGGAAACGGCGTCGACGGCGGCTTCAGCTCTAGCGTCAATACCTTCAGGGCGGGCACCGGCGGCGGTGGTGGTTATTATGTCACGGGCGCGCCTGGTGGTGCTGGCGGAAACGGCGGCTGGCCAGGCGGCGGCGGCGGCGGCGGCGGAGCGTCCGACAATGGGTTTGCCTCCGGCAAGGGCGGCAACGGGGCAAACGGCGCCGTGGTTATCATCACTTATTCCTAACATGTTCACCGACAAAAACGGCTTGAAGTGGTCCATCAGCGAAGACCGCACATTGTTGAAATGTGAAAACGGCTCCGAGATGATTATCAACCCGGAGTGGGCGGACATCTCGATCGAGGTCATGCTCCAAGCTCCTGACTCGGTCATCGAAACCAGCTCGCAAAAAACCAAAGAGCTTGAGGACAAGGTCACGATGCTTGAGGCGCAGCTGGCCGCCCTTATCTCAAAACTTTCCTGACGTGCAGCTCTACGATAAGGACAAAACCGACGAACTGCTGGCCCTCAAACCTGACGAGGCGCCCATCGACGGAACGACGTATGCGCGCAAGGATGCCGGGTGGATCTCCATTGTGGGCGGAACCGCCGCGGCTGACCAGCTTACGGCCGGCGTCGTATCGGCCAACCCCACCACCGGCCCGACGACTGCTGGTGATGTCTTGCAATACGACGGCACTGACCTGATCTGGGCAGCTGGCGGTAGCAGCTCAACCTGGGGTAGCATCACCGGGACGCTTTCCAGCC